GTGGGGACCCTTTGGTGCGTACGGCTGTGGGCGGCCACCTGCGTGGTGGCGTCCGCGTGGGGTCCCGCCGCGGTGCGGTGTGGGCCTGACCGGGGGTCAGGCGGGGGTCAGGTCGAACCTGAACCGCTGCACGTTGCTGATGATGGCATCTGGCGGGGCAGATGATCCCCCCGGTTCGGTGTCCAGGCTTCGGGCGTAGCACTTCGCCCCGGGGATCGTCAGGGCGTGCAGCCACTGTCCCGTCGCGGGGTTGCGAGCGAGGAAAGCGGCGTGGGCCTTGTCGGCCATCCATTCCGTCTGATCCGTCGCTCCGTATGAGCCTGGTGTGGTCGTGGTGGGCCCGGAGACCGCGGTCACCTGGTAGACGAGGCTGAGGTCCTCGTTCTCGTCGGCGAGCGGTGGTCCGGAGGGGGTGGTGGAGATCCGGGTGAGCAGGTAGTACGGCGGCTCGCTGCTGGGTGGGGTCGCGCCGCGGCCGACCTTCATTCCCGATGCGGCGGCAAGCAGGCTTGCGACGGCTGTGGTGACTACGCGACGTTCGATCACGACAGGGCCTCCCGGATCACGTGGCCCATCTGGGTCTTCAGGGTCTGCTCCATGAACGGGATGGCCGGTCCGACGTGCGGGAACGGCGGCTGGTGGAACACGCGGCCGAGACTGTCCGGCCCCTCGAACCCGAACTCCAGGCGGCGGCCCTGCGGCCTGCGGGTGCCGATGGTGCACTCGGCGCCGTACGGGATGCGCCGGCCGCCGTCCGGTTCCCAGGAGGAGCGGTAGTCGCCGGTGATGACGTTCGGGCCGGGCCGGCCGGAGGCGTTCGCACGGATGCGGCCTATGCCGACCATGGCGGTGTGCGCGACAGCGCGCTCGATCCCTTCCGGCAGGGCGTCGGCAGCGGCGTCGAGCCGGTCGGCAAACTCGTCGGGGGTCATGGGGTGCCTGCCGGGGGCCGGTTCTGGTCGAGGATCGTACGGCGGACGACTTCCACGGTGGAGGCCTGCCCGGTGTCGCTGGCCAGCCAGCTGCGCCCGATCAGCGCGGCTCGGGAGGGGTCGTGGACGGAAACGACCTCTACGAGCGCGCCTTCTGGCGGAATGGGCGCGGTGAGGGGGGTGAGGAGGATGTAGCTGGAGCGGTACTGGCGGGGCCAGGGCTGGGTCTGGTCGGGTGCGACAGTGCGGTCGGCGCCGCCTACGGCAGGGATGACGGCGCCGTCGCCCTCGTAGAGGACGGGCGCGGGCGGGTAGTCCAGTTGGCCGGTGTCCGGGTTGAGGACGGGTTCCCCGGTGGCCACGGCCCGGACGCGGACGGTGTCGACGAGGAGGTTGGTGTCGAGCCAGCGGGTGACGCCGGCGAGGGCATGGTCGAGGCCGGGCATCATCCGGTCGCCTTTCCGAGGGCCCAGTCGGTGAGCTGGGCGAGCATGGCGCGGGTGAGTTCGTGGCGGGATCCGTCGAGGTCGTCGCGGTCCAGGGCCGCACGCTCGAGGGCGGCAGGGTCGATGGCGCGGAGGAAGTCGGCTACGGCTGGCCCGGGATCGGGTTCGTCGCCGACGACGACGTGCGCCAATCCCTCGAAGGCGGCGTCCAGGGCCGCACCGGCGTAGAGGACGAGCATCGGTGGCTGGGTGACGCGGTGTTCCAGGGTGTAGCCGCGCAGCCGCCTGGACAGGTCGACACCGTCGACGATGACCTGGGCGCTACTGCCGTCCGTGACGATGCGGACGGGGCGGGTTTCGTCGGCGAGGGACGCCGGCTCGGGGGTGGTCATTCGGTGGTCTCCTCGTCGGCGTCGGGGCCGAGTTCGGTGTCGGCGTCGAGAGGTCCGGCGAAGCCGATCGGCTTCTTCGCGGGCTCGGGGTCCGGTCCTGGCAGTGCGCGGTAGAGGCGCAGCGCGGCTGACTCCACGGCGCGCAGGGATGTCTTGTCGCGGGGGCTGGTGATGATCTGGACGGTGCGGCCTTCGGTGCTGAGGGTGACGCGCATCAGAAGGGGCCTCCGAAGGCGTAGTCGGGGCGGGAGATGACGTCGGGTCGGGGCCGGAACTCGCGGCGGCAGTGCGGGTGCGCTACGGGGTGGGCGAGCGCGTCCTGGATGGTGCGGAGCGTGCCGGCGGCCCGGTCGTCGTCGTGGTGGCTGGTCCAGCCGCAGTCGGCGCCGTCGCGGACCTCGACCCAGTCGGCGCCGACCTCGTCGGCACAGGTGCGGAGCATGCCGCTGTTGGCGGTGGTGTAGGTCTGCCAGGCGACGGCGGCCCGCGCCCATGATTCGACGGGGTGGCGTGCGGAGCCGGCGTAGATGACGGTTCCCAGCGGGTGGTCCTCGAGGAGCCGGGCGCGGCCGGGCCAGGGCTGGCGGATGCGGTCGACGCGGCCGCGGGCGGCGGTGAGAGCGTCGCGGAGGAACGCGCGGGCGCGGCGGACAGCCTCGCGGACTCGGCCGATGAGGTCGGTGTAGTACTGCGCGGACAGGGCGGTGATGGCGGCCTGGTGCCGTGCGGTCCACGCCCACCGGGCGATCGGAAGGTCAGCGTGCTCGAGAGCGGTCAGCGCGCCTTCTCGGTAGGCGGAGGGCAGGTCGGTCGCGGCCCAGCGCTCGACGAACCCGAGGGCCGCACGGTCGAAGGCGGCGACCTGCCTCTGGAAGGCCTCCCCCGCCGCACGGATCGCGCTGTAGGCAGTGCGGCCGGGCCGGATGCGGGCGAGGGCGGTGAGGAGGGTGCTCTGCGCGCGGGTCAGGATCCGCCAGGCTGCGGCGAGCTGGTTCGTGGCGTCGGCGATGAGGGCGAGGAGCCGGGCGCGCAGGGAGCGCCGCCGTACGGGGGTGCTCATCGTCGGGGACGCTCGATGAGCTGGATGACGCCGTAGCCATCCGGGACGCCGTCGCCGTCCTCGGCCGGATCGTCTGGGGCCGGCGGTTCGCCGTTCTCCAGGGCTGCGATCTGCCGCTCGATCGCCTGGATGTTCGCGGCGTAGGAGAGGGAGACGACACCGGTGACGGTGATGGTGGAGGGCTGGTCATGGACCAGGGCGGCGAGGCGCTCGCGGAGGATCTCGAGGGCGACGGCGCGTGCGGTGCCGAGGCGGGTGTAGCGGGTGTCGAGGTCGGCTTGGTCGGTGCTGGTGCCGAGCTGTGAGATGAGCCAGGCGCGTACGGCGGCGTCCATGCGGCTCCTCCGGTGGGGTGGTGTGGGAAGGGGGTGCGGGTACGGGCCCGGCTCTGGCGCCCCACCGGGGCCGGGCCCGTACTCCGCGTGTGACCGCCGTGCCCTCGGGGCGGTCGGTTACTGGGCGGCCGCCGGCTTGCGGGCGGCCGTCTTGCGCGCGGTCTTCTCCTCGGCGGGGGCCTCGGGTTCGTCCCGCGCGTTCTCGGGAGCCGGGGCGGTCTCGGTGCCGGCCGCCCTGTCCTGATCGTTGTCCTCAGGGTCCGGGTCACCGCCGCTGTCGGTGTCAGGGAGTTCGGGCAGGATGCCGTCCTCCCAGGCAGACTCGTTGGTGATGAGGGCTGCCAGGTGCGGCGCGGGTTCCTCGCCGGGCTGGAGGACGACGCGGCGCTTGGTCTGCGGGTCGGTGAGGTGCACCGCCTCGATCAGCCGGGCCATCAGTCGAGCACCTTCGCGGTGATGTGGATGTCGGGCGTGTACAGGACGGGCATGCCGACGGCGGCGCCGCGGGTGTAGATCTGGACGGGGTTGTCCTCGACCTTGGTGACGATGACGATGCCCGGAGCCTGCTCTGCGGTGAGGGCCGGGTTGGATCCGGTGGAGAGCTGGATGCCCTCGGCGGTCAGGCCGTACTGGGTCTCGCCCCACTGGCTGGCGGCCACGCCCGGGATCATGCACCAGAGGTTGTCGGGCAGGACGCGCACGAAGTTGCCCTCGTCGTCGTAGACCTGGACGTCGTACTCGCGGATCGGCGGGAGGTTGTAGCGGGCCCGGACGGCGTTGACCTGGTCGGGGGCGAGCATGGCGGTGGGCGTGGTCCCGCCGATCGGGGTGTTGTAGTACGAGGCCCGGTACTCCTGGTTGGAGGCCAGGTGGGAGCGGGCGCGGCTGGAGGTGACGATCTCGCGGGGGCGGGGGGCGCCGATGGACTTGAGGTAGTCCAGCCAGGCCAGCTCGTCGGTGAGCGGGGTGGCGTTGGCCTGGTCCCACTTGATGGCGGCGGTGGGCCGGTTCGCGGAGGGGACGTTCCAGTTGACGTCGAGGCCGAGGCCGGGCAGGGGGACGACGCCGCTGGCGAGGAGCTTGCCGGCGGCGATCTCCTGGGAGGTCTTGATGGCCTCGAAGTGACGCTCGATGTCGTCGTAGAGCTTCTCGATGAACTCGGCGGTGTCGGAGCCGTGCGAGATGTTGAAGAGGATGGTCTCCATCTCGCTGATCGGGAGGGTCTGGCCGAGCGGCGGGAGCAGGCCTTCGTTGACGACGCGGGAGGCGTGCCGGGTGGCGAGCGCGGTGGGCGCGTCGTAGCTGCGGAACTTCGCGGCGTTGACGCGGCGCTTGCTGCTGGAGGTGCGGAACTTGATGTTGTTGATGTTCCGCTCGGGGAAGATGCTGCGGGTCAGCTCGTAGTCCTCGCGCGTGGTGAGCTCACGGGCGAAGGCGTTGATCTCTGCGGCGTCGAGTTCCCGCAGGAGCAGGTCGAGGTCCATGGTGGCGGTCTCCTGGGGGTCTTAGCGCCAGTGGATGAAGGCGGTGGTGGACGCGACGTCGTCGGCGTCCATGGGGATGGGGAGCTTGGAGGCGTAGACCTCGCCCTGCCAGAGCAGGACGCCGCCGCACTTGGTGGAGCCGGGCGAGAAGAACGTCTCCTCGAGGAGGAAGCCGGCGAGGACCTGGGTTCCGTCCGAGGCTCCGGCGGCGCCGCCCGCGGTGGTCGTGGCGATGGTGACGCCGGGGGTCGAGCCGCCGGTGAGGGAAGCGGTCGCGGTCATCGCGGCGACGTCCTCGCCGAGGTACTGGCCGGCGAAGGTGACGGCCATGGCCGTGCCCGGGTGCGGGCCGCCGGTGACGGTGACGTCGCCGACGTTGATGTTCGACAGCGCCTCGAGGGCGGTCTTCACCTGGGCGGCGGTCGCGTTGTACGGGATCGCGGCGGTGGTCTGGCCGCTCCACGTCAGGGTGTAGGTGCCGCCGGTCGGGGAGCCGGTGACGGTGACGCTCTGGACCTCGGAGGTCGGTCCGGAGTACGGGGCGTACAGGCCGGACGCGGTGACCTTGCCGAGGGGCAGGCCGCTCTTGAGGACGTTGCGTCCCTGGAGGAAGGTGCCCTTGTCGTAGTGGACGCCCTCGACGAACTTCGTGAGGTCCAGGGCGATGGTGTTGCCGTCGTTGGTGCCGACCAGGGAGGCGAGCCAGGGGCGGCCGGCGGTTGCCGTCTCGTTCAGGACGGTCATGGGCTGGAAGTCGTTCACGACCTCGCTCCTCATGTCACGGGGGTGGTGCTTGTCCTGCTGCACCGAGTGGTGCGCGTCCACGAGGAGCGGGCGTGGTCCCTGGCGTGTGTGCCGCGCGGGGCGGCAGGGGGGCTATGCGGCTTGGCGGTGGCCGCGGGCCTGCGCGATGGCGCGGCCACCGCCAAGCCGCATAGCCC